CCAAGGTTATTGATGGTGTGAATGTAACGATTTCTAAGACTATGGAGGTCGCTAAGGCTACTGATGTTGTGGCCGCGTATAAGGCGATCATTGATAAGACTAAGAACTTTGCTACTAATCTGAAGGCTTTGAAGGCTGCTGGTTTGAATGGCCAGTTGTTTGCTCAGATTGTTTCGGCTGGTGTTGATGCTGGTGGTGAGACTGCGGCAGCGATTGTTGCTGGTGGTGCTGACACTATTGCTAGTTTGAATGATTTGTTTGGTCAGTTGGATGATACTGCGACTACGATTGCAGCGACTTCGACTGACATCATGTATCAGACTGGTCTTGACATTACTAATAGTTTCATTGATGGTTTGATGGCTCAGGATACGGCGTTGCAGAATGCTGCATCGACTTTGGCTACTAACTTCAATAATGCTTTCAAGAACGCTCTTGATGTCGCTGTGCCGTCTTCTGGTGGTGCAGGTGGTGGTGGTGGCGCAGTTGCGAATGTGTTTGAGAACGCGAACATTCCTTCGACTACTACTTCGGGTGCTGCTCTCGGTGATGCGATTGTTGCCGGTGTCTTGAACCCTATTCAGACTGTCGTTGAGAAGGTGACTACTGCAAGCCAGAATGTCGCTGATCTGTTGCCTAGTTACATGGGTTACGAGAAGTCTGCTTTGGCGGGTATGACTGTTGCTGCACCGTCTGTTCAAAGCTTCGCACCTGGTACGCTCCCTGCCTATATGTCTGCCGAGATTGCAGCCATGTCACCTACCTATAACTTGACTGTGAATGCTGGTATGGGTTCTAACGGTAAGGACATTGGTTTGACTATTGTTCAGGCTTTGAGTCAGTATGAGCGCACTAACGGCGCAGTGTATGTGAGGGCATAGTGTCTAGGCCTGTTCAAAAGGTTGAGCTTGGTTTCGGTGACAACGCTCCAGGTAACTGGTTTACTTTGGATAACGCTACTCGTGGTGTTTTGGATGGTTCGACTTATGTGTTGTCGGGTGCGTCTTACTATGACATTACGCAGTATGTGAAGAATGTGTCGGTGCAGCGTGGTAAGAACCGCGAACTTGACCGTTTCAATGCTGGCCGTATCAGTATCACTGTCGATAACCGTACTCGTTTGTTTGACCCGACTTTCGCTGCATCACCGTTTTATGGTCAGATCGTGCCGAGGCGTGACATTCGTTACACTGCCGGTACTGCTGTTCAGTTCACTGGTTTGGTTGATGACTGGAATCTTGACTACACCCCTGACCGTCAGTCGACTGCTTCGGCTACGGGTTATGACGGGTTTTCGCTTCTCGCCGGTCAGGTGTTGACTGGTGGTACTGCTACTAGTCAGTTGTCGGGTGCGCGTATTAACGCGGTTTTGAATGACCCTAAAGTGAACTGGTCTGCGACTACTCGCGCGATTGATGCGGGTCAAGAGACTTTGCAGGCTGATGTGATTGCAGCGAATCAGGATGTTATTTCGTACATTAATACGATTGAGCAGACTGAGCCTGGTGTGTTCTTTATGGATAAAAAGAACTTTGCGACTTTCAAGGATCGTGCTTCGATTGTTGCTTCTAGCACTGCACCTATTTTGGCTGATGATGGTTCGGGTATTCCTTACAGCCAGATTAAGGTTGTGTATGGTTCTGAGCTTCTATACAACCAGGTTGTTGCTACTCGTTTGAATGGTGGTACGGCTACTGCGAATGATGCGACTTCGCAAGCTGCTTATGGTATTCGTACTTGGGAACTGAATGGGTTGCTGCATAATACTGATTTGGCGATGGCGAATCTTGCGGCTTATCTTGTGAATCAGTATTCGACTCCTGAGTTCCGCTTTGAATCTGTCGATATTGTGTTGAATGATTTGACTCCAACTCAGCAGACTACTTTGTTGAATCTTGAGATTGGTCAGGTTTGCAACATTGTCTTTACCCCGAATGGTATTACTCCAGCTATTAACAAGATGGCTGAAGTGTTGGGTATTAGTCACATTGTTGATGCTGAGGTTCATCGCATGGTTTTGAACTTCCAAACCCTTGACCTTGGTTTGTTTATTCTGGATGATACTAGGTTCGGTTTGCTAGACTTGAATTCGTTGGGATTATAGGAGTTTTATTATGGCCGGTGCTGGCTGGAGAACATTTACTTCGGGTGCGGTTTTGACTGCTGCTCAGGTTCAGACTTATTTGCAGGATCAGGTTGTTCAGGTTTATGCGTCTACTTCTGCCCGTACTGCTGCTCTAGGTACTTCTGTTAGTGCCGGTATGGTGTCGTTTATTACTGGTACTGAAGGCCTGGATGTTTACACTCACGGTTCGTGGACTGGTCTAAACTATTCGACTGTTCAGAATGGTACGGTTGCTGCCTATACTGCGACTGCGAACGATGCGAACACTCTCTATGTTTTGAGCTCGGCTTCGGCTCAGACTTTCACGATCCCTGACTTGTTTGATATTGGTGAGCGTGTGGATATTATTCGTGATGGTGCGGGTACTGTGACTATTGCTGCGGGTACTGGTATGACTACTTTGGCTGGTGCTGGTACGGCTAAGTCTTCGTTTACGATTAGTCAGCAGTATGGTGCTGCTTCGGTGACTAAGGTTGCAGCGAATTCGTATCGTATTGTTGGAAGTATTGCCTGATGCCTTGGATGCCTTTGGGTTGGGTCGGGGCTTCAGGTGCGGTTTCAGGTGGCCCAACTTTTGAATTGATTAGTACGACTCTTGTTGGGTCTGCTGTTGCTTCCGTATCTTTTACCCTCACTTCTGCTCAACAGGCCGCTTACAAGCATTTGCAATTGCGTTTAACTGGTCAGCCTGTTGCTAATGGTGCAACTATGTGGGTGCAGTTCAATGGCGATAACGCTTCAAACTATAATCACCACTATTTGTATGGTAATGGTTCGACTGTGACTTCCGGTAATGGTGCTACTGCTAACGGTGTTCTTGTGGGTGGTGTTTCGGGTTTCGGTAATACTATTTTTATGGATGCAGTAATGGATATTCTGGATGTTCAATCAACTTCAAAAAATAAAACTACGCGTTGTTTGTCGGGTTCTTCGACTGAGATTGATTTGGCTTCTGGTTTGTGGCGTTCGACTGCTGCGATTAGTTCGTTGACGGTTTATTTCACAGGAACAAATGTGAATACTAACAGCCGTTTTAGTTTGTATGGGGTGCGCGGCTAATGGCTAATGCTCATGTTTTGATTTCATCACAAACGGTTAGTTCGGCTGTAAATAGTATTTCATTTAACAGTATTCCCGGCATTTATCGTGATTTAATTTTAGTTGTCAACGGGACAACAGATGTATCCACCAACCCTCAATTGCAATTCAATGGTGATACTGCAAACTTGTCATATCTGCGTATGGGTGGAAATGGCACTTCGATTTATTCATCAACAAATACTAATGCTGGTTATTTTGGTGATGTTTCTGCTGGGGATATCTCTATGATGATAGTTAATATTTTCGACTATGCTCAAACGGATAAACATAAAACTTCTCTAAGTCGTAGCGCCCCAGCAACGGCACAATCTTCTGCGTGGGTTACTAAATGGGCCTCAACGGCAACAATAACTTCGATGGTAGTCTTGTCTGGAATTAGCACAAACTGGTCTATTGGCGCGAAATTTTATCTTTACGGGGTATTAGCATGACCTATAACTTGATTTCAACGGTTACTGTTGGTGCGGGTGGTGCAGCCAGTATTGACTTCAACGGCATCAGCGGTTCGTTCACCGACCTCTTGCTGGTCTATTCCCTACGTGATAATCGAGCAGACTATACAAGCATTGTTGCACTCACAATAAATGGAGTGACAACCAATAGAGTTTGGCGAAACCTGACCGGAGGTAGTGGTACACCTAGTTCCAATAATGGTGCGACCTATTGGATTGGTTCAATCAATGGTGCTTTAGCAACTGCAAACACTTTTGCCAATGGTCAGACTTATATTCCAAATTATGCTGGTTCGACAAATAAAAGTATGAGTAGCGATACTGTTACTGAAACTAATGGTTCGCAAAGTGAAAACTCTATTTTTTCTAATCTTTGGTCGCAAACTTCAGCCATTACCAGTCTGAGCCTTGCGTGTCCTTTAGCAACGGCTTTCGCCCAATACTCCACCGCTTCTCTTTACGGAATAAATTAAGGAATCGAAATGACTGAAATTCTACAAAACTAATGTCATTATCTACGATAAAATAGTTGTATGTGTTCTGTTGAAAACTGTACAACTCCGAGTCGTATTGTAAAAGGTTTCTGCCTAACTCACTACCGTCGGTGGAGAGTGACAGGCAATCCAAATAAAACCGTTTTTGATTTGCGCAGAGAAACCAAACAAACAATCTGCCATATCGCGGACTGTGAAACAAAAATCTATATCCGTAATCTATGTCACAATCATTACCGTCGGTGGAAGAATTATGGCAATCCAGAAGCGACTGAATTAAAATCAAGGCCTTATGGAACAAAAAAATGCATGATAGACGATTGTCAAAAGAAACACATGGCTAAAGGCTATTGTCAAATGCATTATTGTCGCTGGAAAAAATACGGTGACCCGATGATAACAAGGCAAAAAGGTTTTTCATTGGATACTGGCGGTTATGTTTGGAAGAATGGCATGGCTGAACATCGTTTAGTGATGGAGCAAGTTCTTAATCGTAAGTTATTGCCAGGTGAGAATGTCCATCACAGGAACGGTAATCGTCAAGATAATAGACCGGAGAATCTGGAGTTGTGGTCTGTTTCTCAGCCTCCGGGTCAGCGTGTTGAGGACAAGGTAAAATGGGCTTTAGAACTTATCGCTTTTTATGCTCCGGAAAGATTAAAGGATATTGACAATGACTGAAGTTTTGCAGAAGTTGGTTGTGGATTGTAGTTCGGGTGAGGCTACGTATGTACCGCTCACTCCAGAAGAGATTAGTCAGCGTGAAGCCGATGCACAGGCTTACGCTGCGGAACAGGCTGCTCGTGAAGCAGAAGCCGCACAGAAGGCTACGGCCCGTGCAGCGTTGTTGAAGAAGTTGGGTATTACTGCTGAGGAAGCCGCGCTTCTCCTAGGTTAGAATAGTATTGCCGCCTACGCAACGGAATGAACCTGGAGCAGTTGCGTGGATGACATGACCCCTAAATGGGCTGTTGAATTGATGATCCGATTTGAGAAGTTGGATTCTAAGATTTCGGCGGCTGAGGAACGCAACTCTTTGCATTCTGAGTGGGCTACTCGTAGCATCAAGGATTTTGAGATGCGTCTGCGCGCACTAGAGCAGTTCCGTTGGTTGTCAGTAGGTATTGCGCTTGCTGTCAGTACCTTGATTACTGTGATTGCGAAGTTGGTGGCTTAAATGGGTGAAGTTGTGAAACGTAATTGGCGGCAGCCTCTTGACAAGTTCAAGATTACTTGCGTTTTCGGGTTGAAGGATGAATATCACCCGAATGGCCATCGGGGTACTGATTATGCGGGTGTTCCGGAGGGTACTCCGTTGAAGGCTGTCGCTGACGGTATGACGGTTGTTTTGAATAAGGGTGTCAAGGATTCGGCTGTTCTCGGCAATGTTTTGGTGTTGCAGATCGGGTCACGCTTTTTTGGTTACTGCCACATGAAGGAGCAGTCGGCTTTGAAGGTGGGTGACAAGGTGAATGCTGGTGATGTTGTGGGCAAGATGGGTAATACTGGTTCTGCTTCGCATGGCGCACACCTGCACTTCACGCTTTCGGATACTGTCGCTGGTGTTTATAGCGGTACGGTTATGGATGCTCACCAGTTCCTTGAGGACAAGATTGCGGGCGAGAAATGAGACTCCTCGGCAATGTTTTGATGCGTATCCTAGCAACCTTTGTAGCGTCTGTTCTCGGCACTATTGGTGCTGGTGCGTTGGTTGGTGCTAACCCATACATTTCGGCTTGTATCGGTGGTTTGCTGGCTGTCGCTAAAGTCGTTGAGCGTTTGTCTATTGCTTTTTTGGAGGATGGCAAGTTGTCGCTTGACGAGATTAATGCAGCGTTCAGCCAGGTTGTTCAGTTGAAGCAGTCTAAGAATGAAGAAGTCTAAGCTTCTTCTATCCGTCTTAGCGTTTTTTTTCCTACTGCAACTTTGGGTCGCTGCCCCTGCTCAAGCTGATTGGGTTGTCGGTATCGGCAATTTGCAGGGGTCTTGTGTTCAGTTTGATTGGCGTGGCGGTACTGCTTCTTATAGCGGTAGTGGTGCTGGCCAGTTTACTGTCGATGTGAATAACACTTTCGATAACACTATTGGCGGGGGTTCGACTTCTGATTCTTGGTCTATTTGGGTGAATGATCAGCAGGTTGTTTCTTCGACTGTGATTGAGCGTTCGCAGGTGTCTGTGCCGGTGTCGGATGATTGGACTGTGACGGTTCAGGGTATTGATGTTGGGTTTTGGGCTGGCTGGTATGGCACTCAGTTCTGTAACCCTGTTTTTACGGCTGATGAAGTAGTTGTCGTTGATCCTGTTGTGCCGGTCTACACTCCTGCGCCGATTCCTACTGGTGACTATCGTTTGGATGAGGGTTGGGGTGCTGCGATTGCTGTTCCTGCGGGTATGGTGATTGACCGCGTTCAAGCTTGGTACGGTGACCCGAATGACGGCAATAACGGTGCTGACTGGTCGGCTCAATACACAGAACAGTTGCATGGGTTATCTGTTGCTGATTTGAATTCAGGTAATTATTTTGGTGATCCTGTGCCTGGTGTGTATAAGGTGCTGATTGCGACTGTTTTCTTCGTAACTGATCCTAACTTTGTAAGCCCTGTACAGCCGTTGCCTAGCCCTGAACCTACAATCACTCCAGACCCTTCGCCATCGCCTGTTGTTGAGCCTCCTGTGACCGTTGAGCCTACTCCTGAACCTACGGTTGACCCTGTGCCTGAAATCGTGGTTTCTTCGTCTGACGTTAGGCCTGAGATTCCGCCTGTTCAAGAGGTTGTTGTGATTCCTGAACCTGCTCCTGTGCCTATCGTTATTGCGCCAGTCGTAATCCCTGAGCCAGTTGTTGTGCCACCGGTTGTCGAACCTATTCCTCAGCCGATTGTTGTTCCGCCAGTAATAGTTCCAGAACCTGTCGTTTCTCCACCAATAATTGAACCTGCTCCTGTACCTGTTCCAGAACCTGTCGTTGTTCCTGCACCTGATCCTGCTCCGATTGATGTGCGACCTGAAGAACCGCCGGTGACTGAGGTTGTGCCTGAACCAGTTGTCGAACCTGTTGTTGAACCTAGCCCAACTCCAACCGAGCCAGTCATTGAACCTAGCCCTAGCGAACCGGTTGTTGAACCTAGCCCAACTCCCTCAGAAACCGAAGCTCCTGCTTCACCTGAGCCAACACCGAGCGAACCAACCGTTGCTCCAAGTCTGCCCGCCATTCCCGACCCAACAACTGAACCCTCTGCTGAACCAAAGCCAGTAATCGTTCCTGCTCCACCGGTGCGAGAGCCAGTAATTGTTCCAACTCCACCTCACGAAGAAACGGTAAAGCCTGAGCCAGTAACCGCGCAAACATTGACACTCCCTGACAATCCAAGCCCGCAGGAGATTAGCGCAGTTATCAGCGAAGCTAATACGATTCTAGATTCTGCTGTGCAGGGTAGCCCCGAATATGAAAAGGCTTTAGAGGTTTTGGCTGAGGCTGCGGTCGCTGATGATCCTGAAGTGCCTGAAGAACTGTTGAGCATCCCTGGTGTTGGTCAGGCCGCTGTCGCAGTCTTACAAGCGTTCAATGCCCTCGGTAACTTGGGTGCTGACATTAGCCCTGCGGTGCGTAAGAAGTCGAAGCAGGTTGGTTCTGCGGTGATTGTTGTAGGAATTGCAGCATCTTCGGGTGCTGCTGTTAGGAGAAAATAGTGAAGAAGTTTGTGAACGAGCAGCTCGGCCAGTTGTTTACCTTTGTGGGTTTGTTTACTGTGTGGGCTTGCTTGGAGGGTTCTTTGAAAACTGTCGTGGGTTGGGCTACTTTGGTTAGCCTGATTGTGTGGCTGGTTTCTTACCCTCTGCGGCGTGACGAGTAGCTTCTGCGTTCTTCCGGCAGTAAGCCACCCCAAATGCCGTAAGGTTCGTTAGAGTCTAGGGCGTAGTCAAGGCATAAGTCTTGCACGATACAACGGTTGCAGATGGTTTTAGCGGTGCGGACTGCTGCTGTGTTTTGTCTTGATTCGTGAATGTCTGGGAAAAAAACTTCTGGCACTTGCTCGCATTCAACACCACTATTGTCAATGATTGCTTTTTGCAGTTCGATGAACTTTTTGTTCAGGTTTAAATGTCGTAGCCAAGTCATAAAGTAAACCCTAACAAACGAAAGGGTTGCTATGGAACACAAGATTTTTGACTTCGCTGAGATTGTAGGCGATTTTATTCCTGGTTCTGCTGAGTGGCATGAGGCTCGTAAGGGTTCGCTTGGTGGTAGCCAGATTGGTGCTGTTTTGGGGTTGAATCCTTGGGAGTCACCTTATACAGCATGGTTGAAGGTTACTGGGCAGATTGAGTCGAAGATCACGCCGTCTATGTCGATGCGGTTGGGTACGAAACTTGAAGCTCCTATCCTAGAGATTTTCGAGGAGGAACATGACGGCAAGGTTTATACGACTGGCACTTACCGGCACAAGGTTGATACTTGGAAACACGCTAACCCTGACGCTATTTATGAAGCCCCTGACGGCTCGCTAACGGTTGTTGAGGTCAAGTATTCGTCTGACTATTGGAGCGAACCACCTCGGCACTATGTGGCTCAAGTGAACTGGTATATGCACATTCTGGGTTTGAAGCGGGCTGTGATTGTTGCTTTGGCGGGTTCTTCGTATAAAGAGTTTTGGATTGATTATGACGAGTTCGCTATTGACTCGATGCTTGATCGGGTGAACGAGTTTTGGTCGTGTGTCACTCATTTGGTGAAGCCTGAGTTTGATGGGTCGGAGTCGACTTATCAGAGTGTTCGCCAGATGAATCGTGATGTGGTTGATGCAGAGTGTGAGTTGGGGTTTGGTGGTGTGCAGTTGTTGGAGGCTCGTAAGCGTTTCCTGGATGCGCAGCAGGAGTTGTGGTTGGCTCAGTCGAAGATTCTTGACGGTATGGGTGATGCGAAGTATGGTGTCATTGAGGGCGTTCGCGTTCTCTCTAGGCAGGTGGCTTCTAGTGGGTTGCCGTTTATTAAGTTCCTGAAGGGGAAATAAATGTTGTGGTTGTTTATTGTTTTGGGGTCGGTGCAGTTCCTGACGCTCATTGCTTTGGCTTTGACTGTGCGTGAGTTGAGTCGGTTGAAGGTAATTGTGAACGGTATTTTGACTTTGACTGGCAGTCTGATTGATACAGTCAAGGCTCTCGCAGGGATGGTCAAGTAATGGCTGGCCGGTTCAATCTCGCTGACTACGAAACCGTTGAGCAGCGTATCCGCCGATTCTATGAAACACACCCTGACGGTCGAATCATTACTGAAAATGTATCTACCCTGCAAGATCGGCAACTAGCAACCTGGGTGTTTAAGACAACTATCTTCCTTGATGAGGGTTCTCAAGCTGCTGGTTTGGCGAAGGCTACTGGGTTTGCGTCTGAGGTTGATGGCGGGTCGGGTGCGAATGCGACTTCGGCTTGCGAGAACTGCGAAACGAGTTCGATAGGCCGAGCATTAGCGAACATGAACCTGTCGGGCAATAAGCGGGCTTCTCGTGAGGAAATGGCGAAAGTTGAACGCGGTGTAGAGAAACCTCTCGTAAACATTGCAGGGCAGGTCGCTGCTTTTGTTGAAGCGAAAGATTTAGAGGGTTTGCGTAAACTGTATGCACAAGCAGAACGCGCTGGAGTACCGGCATCAACTTTGAAGGTGATCACCGATGGAGCAAATGGACTCAAGACAGCGCCGGATTCTGCTGGCTAGTGTCGTTGAGTTGAAGGAAGCAATGCAACTAGCGCAACTAACGGCTCAAAGCATTTGGTTGAAGGATTTGCAACGCTTGTATTTGGAGAGGAAAGCGAGGTTAGAGAATGGAAGACTTTACACCGAGCCAGGTGGTTTCGGAGTTGAATCGGATTCGGAGTGAGGCCGCTAAAGGGGTTGATGCTTTGTATCTTGCTGAAGTGAAGTTGGCTGAGAAAGAGCAAGCGTACGAAATCGCCTTACAGAAGGCTTTTATCATCGCTGAGGGTACTGTGGCGGATAGGACTGCGGTAAGCCGTCTACAAGCCTCTGAAGCCCGATTTGAGGCAGATGTGGCTAAGGCTGAACATAACCGTATCAGAACGAAGTTGAAGCAACTTGAGTTGGCGCAAATGAGTGTGCAAACAATAGCGAAACAGGTTGAGTTGGGATACAAATTCTCGTGAGTGATCCAGTAAACAGCCCCGACCACTACAACCGTTTCGGGGTGCAAGTTATAGAGATAACCGAACATTTATCATTCTGCATCGGCAATGTCGTAAAGTATTGTGCGCGAGCTGACTTCAAAGGGAACAAGTTGCAGGACTTGAAGAAAGCACGATGGTATTTGGAGCGGGAGATAGCTAGGTTAGAGCGTGACTCCTAATGAGTTCAAAAAATACTTACGGCGTGATCAGTATTGTTGGCATTGCGGTGCAACAGATGAAACGCTTATCCCGCAACATCGCGCTAATCGCGGTATGGGTAGCGTTAAATCTCGGAATCGGCCAAGCAATATTATTGTTTTATGTTCGGCGTTCAATCAGGCGATTGAATCAGACGCATCGAAGGCTGCTTTGGCAAAGGATTACGGCTGGAAGATATCGGGGCATGATAACCCGCTATTTATCCCGTTATTCGATGTGGTGAAGCGGGAGTGGTTTTTCTTGGATGACGAGTTTGGTAAGTTCGTCATGTACAAGCCGCTGATAGAATAGAAGCAGGGCAGACCCCAACCAAGGAAAGTCTGCCCCGCAAACCAGTAATCAAGGTACTGGCATTCCAATTTTACGGGATTGCCGGAGATTGGACAAACATTGAGCATCATAAATCTGGCTCGCAAAGACAACCAGCCATTCACTCAAATCCCCAACCAGGTGATTCGTGATCCACGCATAACCCCAAACGCTTTCCGACTCTTGGCCTACCTAATGAGCCATAAAGACGGATACGAACTGAACTATGAACAGATTGAAGTTCAGACTGGGATGGGTCGTTACGCAATAAATGAAGCAGCGAAGCTTCTAGTTGAGTTGAAATGGCTTCAGGTTAATCGTCCGAAAATCGATGGCAAGTTTGCCTGTAAACAATGGGTTGTTTTGTCAAATGAAGCAAATGAATCCATCGCGGGTGATTCCATTGTGGAATCGCACCACATGGGGCAATCAACGGACAATAAAAGAACATCATTTAAAGAAGAACAATTAGAAAAAGAACAAGTAACTTATGTTCATTCTGACGATGAACAAGTCTTCATAGAATTTTGGAAGTTGTATCCTCGTAAGCAAGGCAAAGGTGCAGGTCGTAAAGCCTTCTCTAAAGCCTTGAAAGTAGTTTCTGCTGAAGAATTGATTGCTGCCTGTCAGCGGTTCAATGATGATCCGAATAGGCCAATCGATACTAAGTTTCTTCCGATGCCCGCTACATGGCTGAATGAGGAAAGATGGGGAGATGATCCTTATCCTGGTAGTAATCGTGTTACATCTCCGGAAGAAATCAAACGCATTGAGGAAGGGTATTTCTAATGAACATTGTTGAATGCACCGAACTGGTGGAGAAGATTTTCGCTGTCGATGGCCGAGTAATAAACACTCAGGCTAGAGATGCTTGGTTCTCCGCTATCGGTCACTTAGATCGTGACTTGGCTGGTCAGGCCGCTAAAGCTTGTATCCAGGAGCAAACTCAGAAGATTGTTCCAGCCCATGTCATTGCCAAAGTCAAGGAAATGAAAAAGGATAAGGATGCTCGCCGGAACGATGAAGAAAAAATCGGTCGCAGATTCGGAGAAAACGCACCCATCTGCACTCATGGCCTGATCCTCATCGGCTGTATGCCCTGCCAGAAACAACTCGCAGAAGAATCCCGCTGCCGACACAACCTATACCCCATCTACTGCGACCATTGCCAACCACACTTCCAGCGACTATCTTGGACAGAGTGGCAACAACTCAAGGCAGTAATCTAAAAGATGTGGAACGCACTCTCTGCATACGTTGTGGAATCCCTTTGGATACCCGCAGGAAAGAACTATGCCTTGATTGCGGAAGCAAACCCTCTAAAACAATCACTTACGGTCAAGAAATCTGCATCCCTCACCGCGGGGATTTCGATGACTATGACCGCCCAATGTTAAACGGTGACTTATTCCTACCTGGAATAAGAACCTGCAACCACGCAGATTGCGTGAATCCGAATCATTGTCTAGGGTACGAACTAGACTCTGAATAAATTGAAAGGAATGAAGCAGATGGCTTTTATTACTATTCGTAACGGCAAGGTTACTTTCCCGAACGCGAAGGGTTTCACTTTGGTGGAGTCTTTCACTACTCGTGACGGTGATTTGGTTGAGAAGAAGTTTAAGGTGTGGACTGATGAGCAGGTTCGTGACGGTGAGGTTGTGACTGTTTCGGGTGTGTTCTCTGCGAAGGTCGCTGAATATAATGGCGTGACTTATGTTGAGGTTTCGGTGAATAAGCCGAAGCTTGATCGTGGGTTTGGTGGCGGTTCGCAGTTGGAGCAGAAGAAGGCGTATAACGCTATTCAGGCTGATGACGCACCGTTTTAGACTTGCTTTTTTTGTTGCCGGTGTGCCGAAACCTCAAGGGTCTAAACGGTACATCGGCAACAATCGTTTTGTTGAGGCTAGTGATGTTAAGCCTTGGCGTAGGGCGATTGGGAAGGCCGCTGATGCTGCTTTGCTGACTTCGGATTTAACTCCGATTGATAAGCCAGTTGTGGTGTCAGCGGTTTTTTGTATGCCGAAACCTAAGACTGTGAATCGTTTGTGGCCGAGTGTTGCACCTGATCTGGATAAGTTGCAACGGGCTTTGGGTGACGGTATGACTGTTGACGGCTCTGTTTTAGTGGATGATTCGCGGATTGTTGCTTGGCAGTCGTTTAAGGTTTATGCGGATGTGCCTGGCGTGTTTGTGGTGATTGAACCTGCTGATGACGCGTTATCGAACCGTTACAAAGATTTATTAGCAAATGTATTTGACATCGGGGAATAAATGTAGGTAATCTATAAGAAAGGAAGTTCAAACGAAGGGAAAACAAATGAACACTCCACGCTTCTGGATCAAGCTCATCGCCACCGCACTAATAGTCATCGGTATTCTTCAGGTCGCTCAGGAAATCGCACAACGCGTAGACGCTGCCTGGTTGAGTCTAATCACTATCGGTTATTTTGTTTCAGCTGGTTGGTTCATTGTTCGCTTCATCAAGAGCGAGGTGAACTAATGACAGATTTTGCTGTCGAAGAAGCCGTTCACTTGGCTCGCACCACGCTCAAAGCCTACAAAATCGGGCTAAACCAAAATCTACCAAGCCACGAACTCTACATCCTCGCCAAAGCCTACGGTAAAGCTTTCGGCCAGTTAGAGTCGCTGACAGGCTGGCACATCACCAAAATGAATCTTGTCGTTGTTGGGGGAGTTGACTGGAAATGATTTGGCTCGTTCTAGGAATCGTAACCGTCTGCATCATTGTGGCTTTGGCTGCATTTTTCTTCTTTGCGTTCCTGCTCGTTGCTGTTGAGTCTGCGAAAGGTGACCACGATGAATTACCCTGGTGAAGCCGTACGCGAGAACTATCGCCGGCAGGGTGAAGCCCGAATCGTTGATCGCATCATTCAGAACCTGCAAGCCGATGCTCTAATCCAAATGAACTGGTCTACTCAGGATTTGGCTTACATTGTGAACATTGTTGAGGGTTCGCTAGATCAGCAGGTTAGGCCGAATAACTGATGCCTAAAGCTAGTGACTGTACTATTCAGGATTTGCTTGACGCTGCCGGTCGCGTGAACCGTAAAAAAATCCCTGAATACTGTGGGATTAAGAATTGTGCTAGGCCTTATCGTGCTTTGAATCTTTGCTGGACTCACTACATTCGACTCTATAAATGGCGCAAATCAAATGCCTGGAAACTTGAACAGTACGACTTCCAAGACATGACTCCTTTTGTGCAGTCGTTTAAGGGTCAGTATCGGATTGATGTGCGTGAACTGTTTTGTCATGTGCCTGACTGTAAGAGTGCGTATCATGCGCGGGGTTTGTGTCGGAGTCATTATTTGATGTGGTGGAAGCAGGTGCATCGTGAAGAAGCTTAGTGAAGGCCAAGAGTGGTTGTTGAAGTTGGAGCGGGAGCGGTTTAATGTGGCGCATCGGGTTGAACGCGCTGAGGTTGTGTTTGTGCCTACTCCGGTGAAGTGCCGCAGGAAGCACATTAGTGAGAATCGTGACAAGTTGTTTTTCCATGCTGGCCGTTATTCCGCGGGTGCTAGGGATCAGGTTGCGATGGATGCAAATGCCTGGATTGAAAAAAACCTGTAAAAGATTCTGAAAACAGATAGTCTGAACTCATGCTTGAAGACATGAAGCCAATAGGCAAAGCATTCAGTTGCGCGGTACGCACTACACTCAACACTCTTGACGAGTCAGATCAGCGTATCCTGCAAACCGCTATCGACAGCCCTGAACTATGGCCGGCAAAAACCCTAGACAAAGCTCTAAGGCAACGCGGCGTGACTCTTTCAGATAGTTCCATAAGCCATCACCGAAGGAAGGATTGCGCTTGCTGGAGAATCTAGACCCGACACCACGCATCCAAGCGCAAGCACCTTGGAAGCCCGCCATTGTTTTTGAAGACGGTGAGGGTGAAGCAACAACTAACGGCTATCACGCTGATGAGCGACCAGACTTCGACCGTTTCCTTGAAGAAGCTGGGTTTGATGCGAGTAAGTATGAGATTGTTGGTGAACCGCGTACGAGTCGTTGGCAGGTTGCTAGACCGTTCCCGCTTGAACCTGAATGGTTGACGGCGTATAAGTTTCGTTTCCGCCACAAAACCCAAGCATCAGTCGATCTACCTCTCTTGTATTCTCAGGCGAAGAAGAAAGCCAAAACCTATACCCCAACCATCACCGGTAAAGCGTTCGTGATTGTTGCAGCAGATTTCCAAATCGGTAAGGTCGCTAGTCGCGGAAATACTGAAGACGCACTCGCTCGTATCTTTGAATCGTTTAGCCGTATTGAGAAGCAGTTGAAGGCTGGCCGTTACGAGAAGATTGTCATCGTTGACGCTGGTGACATTGTTGAGAACTTCGATAACGCTGCCGCATCCGCTCAACTCCAATCCAACGACCTATCAATCATGAGCCAAGTCGATGTCGCATCCAGCATCATGTTCGATCTGCTAAAGATCACAACGAAATACGCTCCGACTGTCTACGCTTCCATAGGGTCGAACCATTGCCAATGGCGCAGCAACCGAGCCACTATCGGCAAACCAGGTGTCGATGACTGGGGAATCTTCATCACTAAGCAACTACGCAAACTCGCAATCGAAACGAGTATGCCAGTCACTTTCCTAATACCTGAACCGTATGAAGAATCACTAGCATTCGATTTGTTCGATGATGGCTTCCACATTGTCGGTGTAGCGCATGGCCATCAAAGCTCACGACCTGAAGGCATACCGTCTTGGTTTGAGAAACAGATTGCTGGCCTACAACCAACCAACTCAGCCTCAATCCTCATCACAGGCCATTTCCATCATCTGCGCGTTCAACAACTCGGACAAGCCCCAAATGGTGGCTCACGCTGGTGGATACAAGCAAGCACCTCAGACAACGGCTCAGACTGGTACAGGCTCACATCAGGGCAGGATTCGACACCAGGCATAACTTGTTTTACATTGGAAAAGGGAAAGCATTTCGCTGGATCAGTAAACATTTTCTAAAGGAAGGGAAGAAAAATGAAAACCATTATTTGCACAGCTTGTAGTAAGGCTGAAGAAATAAACGACATGACCTATAAGAAGCGTATTGAACGGGGTACTGCTTTGAAATGTCGTGAGTGTTTGTTTGACCGTACTGTTAACCGTCATTATTCGGATGAGATGAATCACGAGATTTGGGAACAGATCAGGGTTGCTTACGGTATCAAGGGTGCTACTGAACGGTTGGTGCGGTTTTGATTGCTGAGGAATGGTTTGGGCATGGCACGATTCGTTGTGGTATTTCGTATGAGCAGGGCGTGAAGGCCGAGCGTGAACGCATCATCGAGTTGCTAGAAAGTAGAAAACAACATGAAGCGTTGGCGAGGATTGACCAATCTGTTTACCGCCTGAATCTTATGTTGGATGCGACTATCGCTCTTATTAAAGGAGAGAAGTAAATGAGTGACCCTATTGAAGAAGGCTACAAACGCCTCGCTAATGACCCTGAGTTTGCTAGACCTAATAGGGGAAAGCATCATTGCGGATTCGACTTTAAACCAGACCAAGCGACGGCTAAATGTGTTTGCGGAGCAGTAGCAACTAACCCTTTCTGGACTATCAAAGGAGAGAAGTAAATGAGTAGGGAAGAACACCTAAGAGAACTTGTCCGTCAGGGGCAAGCACTTCGCCAAGAGGACATCGACCTTGGGGCAAAACAAGAGCGTGAACGCACCGTCAAATACATGGAACAGTTTATTCCAGACGGACACCTTGAACATGAAGAATGCGATGACTGCCTCGTTATCCGTACTGTTATCGCCATGATCAAAGACGAGCAGTAGATGAGTCGAGAAGAACACCTAAGAGAAC